ATTCATAGAATTCTCAACAATAAGAACTGATTTCATGAAATTTATCTTTTATTTTTATTATATATCTACTTGAAAATTATAAAAATTATAAAGGTGGATTTTTTATAGGAGGTTATCCAACAAAGTAGGGAGAAGATACTCAAGGGAGTGTATATAATTGTATATATATCTTTAAAATTGGAGGTTTTTTATGATTCTTAATAGAGAGATAATAATAAAAATTTCTGAATCAAATTTTCACTATTTCGAAAATTTAGGATATGATATTTCAATAGGAGACGAAATTATTATTCCAATAGATCTTTTATCAAAAGGTTCTCATCAAAAAATTGACTGTCAGTGTGATGGATGTGGAGTAGTAAAAAAAGTTATTTTCAAAAATTATATAAAATACGGTAACGAATTTGGAATTTATTATTGTAGAAAATGCTCAGAGTATAAAAGAAAAGAAACTCTACAGAAAAACTACGGTGTTGAATATCCGATTCAGAATAAAAGAATCTACAGAAAAATGAAGCAAACTATTTCTGAAAAAAGAAAAACTTCTGAAGAAGTTTAGACCCTCACATTAAAATTCGAATTCTCCACCTGCCTCTTCCTCACCACCCTCTTCACCGCCAGTCTCTGGAGTCTCTGGAGTTTCAGTCGGTGTTTCTACAGGAGTTTCGGTCGGTGTCTCTGTGCCTTCAGGCATCTCACTTGGAGTAGCATCAGAAGAACCGGCTCCCGCTGAATCTTTAATCCAATATCTTCTATTTTCTTCTTTTTCTTCTGCAGATAGTCTTAGAACATGGTCAATCAAATATTCAATGTGAAAATAAGGAGTACCATCTGCTTTTTGTATACCTGTAAAACTACCAAGTATCTCTATCTTTTTTGCCATGTTTCCAAGTTTCTTCCATTCTTCAAAAAGCTGATTAGACACAAAGTCAATATCAATTTGATTAAGTACTATTTCATCATTTTTTAATTCGGGGAATTCAACGAGCATTTGTAATTTAAGAGGCTTAACGATTAACTCTTTAAAATTAGCTCTTAATCTATTAACAAAATTACTGAACTTTGCCTCATCTCTTGTCATCTCAGCAGCATCAGTAAAAACATTACCACCACCATTATCGCCTTCAAATCTTTGTACTGGTATTTTTGAAGCTCTTTTTAAAATATTAAAAAACCATTTTAGAATATCGTCCTCATTAAGATTATGACCCTGAGGTGAAACTAGTTCCATATTAGGAGTACCAGCGTCACCTTCTGGAAACCAAATTTGTTTATTATAAGGAAGATGTTTTGTTCCGTTAATTTGAAGAGTACCTAGTGTATCATCCCATTCAACTTCTTCAGAATAATCGTTTATAAGTTGACCAATTTGTTCCTCAGCCCTCTGTCTTGAAAGACCTTTTACAGGAATTGTAAATTTCTGGTAAACAGTTGCGTTAATTATGTTAAACATAATTTTAGTCTGCTCAATAATTTTAAGTTGATTATATGGTTTAATCAAACCTTCAACATAAGATGTTTCTGAATAGTCATTTTGAGTTGTATATGAGATAAAAATAATTTGTGAATCTAAGAAGATTCTTCTAAGTTGAGGATCTTCTGGATATTGAATCCACAAATTTCCTATAGAAGGCTCAAATGCTGGAACTAAAGTTTCTGGTCTTAGGCGATTAAAGTGTACAATATTTTTATTTTTATCATCCCATACAATTTCCATAGCAACATAACCATCGATCAAAAAATCTTTCATCAAATTCCAAGCAGTAACAGAATCTGAAAATCCATATCTATTATAAATTTTTTCGAAAGATTCTTGATACTTATCCCTGATATCTTGTGAAAGATCGGTAGATAAGTTTTTAGGACTGCAAAAATCCTTTTCTGAATAGATTACCGCCTCATCACAAACTGTAGAAACAAAATCCCTTATTTCGTCTTTGATCGAGTACTCTCTTAAAATTCTTCTTTTATCAGAATATGATCTATCTAGATAAGGTATTGATTTCCTATTAAGAACTGATGCGACAGCTCTTTTACTAAAAAAGTCATACATAGAATTACCTTGTTGAGAATATGGGTCTTCGTTTATACCGATACCTACTTGATTTCTCATAATCATATCGTCATAGTTCATACCCCATGATGAAAGATTTCTAAGTATTCTACTAAAGAGTCCTCTATTTTCTATAGCTGAATTAAAGTATTGTACATTACTGCCTTGATTTAGAGGATTATATGTTGATGCCATTAAAAATTTTAAAAATTTTGAAATATATATTAATTAAAACTACTTCTTAGTGGTTTCAATTATATATTAAAAAAGAGTCCGACTTTCATCGGACCCTTTAGATTGAATTCCAACTTCTGAACCAACACAGATTGTTTTTATCATAATTTTTTAATTATATAAACTTTAAATTTATTTGTTCATGAATTTATTTAAACTATTTTGAAGTCTTTTTATATGTGATTCTAATTGTTCATACTTCTCTGATATTGCACCAGTAACATCGTAAAATTCAGACAATATAACTGACATCATTTCTTCGTGTCTTTCTTTTCTTGTTTCTAACTTCTTAGTCCATATTTCCATAAGTTTATTCGGATCATATGTATTTTTAGGATGTGATGAATATAAAAATCTTGGCAATAGTTCTAAATTAATTTGATGTACTAAATTCAATTGTATAGCGTTGTATTCAACTATTGAATATTCAAATCCAAATTTTAGTAATTCTCTATAAACTCCCTGAAAATCCACCTCTAAACTATCATCGTCTTTAAAATTCCTCTCTATAATAAATTTATCAAAAATACCAGCTCTTATTTCAAGTGGTATGAAATTGAAATTCAATGCAAGAATAATTTTCAAGTCTCTAATTTGTTTAAATCCCACAACAAAAACCGGTGAATATTTCATCCAATTTGAAGGATCTTGATAGTGAAAAAAATAAAATCTGCCAGTAGTTATATCAGAAATTGATATCGCAGTACACATATCATCAGATTTTGAATACTTATCAACCATAAAAATCACATTACTCTTATAAAAGTCTACTATATTTTTACCAAAAACTTTCTGATTAAGTTTTATCCTTTCTTGTAGAGCACCCATATCAATATATATTAGGATGTTAAACAGTGCACCTAAAAATAGTAACTACCATCAAGGAAATTTCATCCCAACTCACACTCAAAAAGTCATAAAATTAAATTCTCAAGGTGGTGTTTATTATAGAAGTTCTTGGGAATTGAAAATAATGACTTGGTTAGATGCCTATGATAAAGTAGTTAAGTGGGGTTCAGAATGTATTACAATTCCATATCAATTAACTCATTATGACAAAGGTGATATCAGAATTAAAAATCACAATTATTATCCAGACTTTTATTATGAAATAGAACAAGGAGATGGAATTACAAAAAAAGTAATTGCTGAAGTAAAACCGATGAAAGAATATAAAATGGTCTTGAGTCTTCAAGAAAAAAAACTTCAAGTACCGGATTCTAAAAGTTCAATAAAGAAATTAAAAAATTTTGAGTACGATCTAAAAATGGCTCAAAAAAACAGTGAGAAATGGAAAACAATGATTAACTACTGTGAAAAAAAAGGATGGAATTTTATAATCATAACTGAAGATCACCTTAAAAGATTTAACCTCTAATAAGACAAAGTATACACATTTTAATGATACAATAAAGAATATCCCTTCTCATATTAAAAGGATCTAAAAAGAACCATCTGACCACTAATAGAAGTGATAGAATAGCACCTAACCAGAAATTTGTAAAAAATAAGAATACTACCCATCCGAAGTACAATATCATCGATGCGAAATAAATCGAATCAAGAATAATTAGTAATCTATTTGTATAATTTCTATTTTTAACATCAGTCAAAAGACGATTTCTAGAAAAAATATAATAAATAGTAACTAAAAAGAAGTAAAAGTTCATGTATTTGGTTTAAATAAAATTTCTTCTAGTGAAATCAAATTATTTTTTTCAATTTCAGTAAGTCTTAAACTTTTACTATCTAATAATTTTGAGTATAGATTGTCGGAAACAAATGTCTCGACCGGTGATCCTACTATTCTCTCATAACTACTAGGAATTTTAGAAGTTCTTGAGTCATAAACACCTTTCAAATATGAATCTCTTTCACCTTCAGAGACATGTATCGAGCAACCATCTAGTAATATTATTCCATTTCTAGAGGACTCTTCCCATAATTGCAAAACACACTTATTCATAAATTAACAATTTTCAAACTAATATACAAAAAAAATTACTATTTGTTTGATTGAAAATACTTCAAATCATACTCAACCATTTCTCTACAAAGTTCTTCTACTTCATACTTTGGTCTCCAACCAAGTACTTCATACGCTTTAGTTGAATCTCCTATAAGTAGATCAACTTCGGTAGGTCTAAAATACCGATCATCAACTGAAACTAGAACTTTACCACTTTTTCTATCAATACCGACCTCGTCAACTCCAGATCCTTTCCAATCAATATCTATATTTACAAATTTGAAAGCCATAGTAGTAAAATCTCTAACTGATATTTTTTTACCAGTAGATAGAACAAAGTCATCAGGATTTGAATGTTGCATCATAAGCCACATACCTTCAACATAATCTTTTGAGTGACCCCAATCTCTCTCAGCTGAAAGATTCCCAAGTAGTAATCTATCTTCAAGTCCTAATTTTATTTTAGCAACAGCCTGTGTGATTTTTTTTGTTACAAATGTCTCTCCCCTTAGTGGAGACTCATGATTAAATAGTATACCACTACAAGCAAAAATTCCATATGCTTCTCTGTAATTTACAGTAATCCAATGTGAGTATAATTTTGCCACACCGTAAGGACTTCTAGGATAGAACGGTGTAGTTTCTTTTTGAGGAATTTCTTGTACCAAGCCAAACATCTCACTAGTAGAAGCTTGGTAAAACTTCGTTTTCTTTTCAAGTCCCAAAATTCTTATTGCCTCTAAGATTCTAAGGGTTCCGACCGCATCTGCGTTTGCAGTATATTCAGGAGTCTCGAAAGATACTTTAACGTGGGACTGAGCAGCAAGGTTATAAATTTCATCTGGTTGGACTTCTTGAATAATTCTAATCAGGTTGGTCGAATCAGTGAGATCTCCGTAATGTAAGAAAAAAGACTCTTTCTGTGTCTCAAAAAGATGATCTATTCTTGATGTATTAAAAGAGGAGCTTCTTCTTTTAATTCCGTGAACAATATAATTTTTAGACAATAGTAATTCAGCTAAGTATGTACCATCTTGTCCCGTGATTCCCGTGATAAGTGCAATTTTTTTCATAATTTTTATACATCTAAGACTTAAAATGTTTTAAAAAATTTATATATATCAGTAAATCAATAAATTTTACCATGTGTTATACAAAAGAACAAATTGAGAAAGCAGTCAAAAATAAAGGATATGTTTGGTTCGAAGATGGATCAAATAAATCTTATGATGTCAATATAGTCGGAGTTAGAAATAACCAGTCACAAGTATCTGATAAGGTCACTAATGTATTTGATGATTGTTTAACCATAACTTTTAAAGATGAGTCGGGTAAATGGCAATTCTATTGTTGGAATGCAACTACTGATCCTGGAAAAAAAGGTGTTCAACAATTTAGTAATAAAAAAGGTGTTGCTAGATTAGTACCAAATCAGTATAGAGGAGTTTACCAAATTGACAAACATCAATCAAAATATTGGGCACTTTGCCAAAGAGGAGGAGAAGTGAGTGTCTGGAGAGACAAAAATAAAGACTTAATTTTTGAAGAGAAAGTAGTCGATACTGGTTATTTTGGAATCAATATTCATAAAGCTGGTCAAGATTCAACTTGGGTAGAAAATTGGAGTGAAGGTTGTCAAGTATTTAAAAGAGTTAAAGACTTTGATCAATTTATGTTAATTTGTAAAAAGGCCTCTAAAGTACACGGAAATAAATTCACCTACACCTTAATTGAATCAACTGATATAGTTTGATTTTGAGTGTCAGTTTTTCGATAGATCAATTTCTCTACCTGAAGCCAACTGATCTACTGTGTTACAGTTTGTACAAATGATATTATTATTTCTTGTTCTATCGTTTAATGTTCCAATGAAAATTGTAAATTCGGAACTGCAAACTTTATGAAATATTTTAAAATTTCTATCAATTGTGTAATCTATAACCTCATATTCATCAGAGAGTGAACTTCTAAACTTTTCTATTGAATTTAATTGTTTGAATTTAATTTCTGAGATCTGTTTTTTTATTTCTTCTGACTTTGATACATTATCCACACCATACTTATGTAAACAGGTTTCTTTGTACTTATTTTTATACTCTTCTGTTTTTGAGTAGTGTTCAACTCCATATTTTTTTAAAACAGATTCTTTCAAGATGTTTTTTACTACATCTGACTTCATTGGATTATCAACTCCATACTTTTCAATATTCGTACTTTTAGACTTTATCCCTTTACAAGAAACACAAAAGTAAGATTCTTTAAATCCTTGAGTATAAGAATAGTAGAACCTAAATTCCATAGAAATTATAGATTCACAATTATCACATTTACAGTCTATTTTTACTGGAGAACCCGGTGTTAAGTGAGTTGTTAGAACTTCACACTCTTTACCAACCTCTATATCATATCCTAATTTTTTATAAAAAGACAAATTTCTTGGATGACCCTTTACAATTATGGATTCGTTTACAATCATGTATGTATATATTATAAACCTTTAGCTACTATTCTTTACAAGGAATGTAGACCCTGTCCATCATTTGATCCCTCAATAGATATCAATTTGATTAAATTTTCGTTATCTCCCTTCTTTTTGTAAATTTCGTTAAATCCCTTAGCGATTCCTCTTTTAAATACTTCAGTAAAATAAGCAAAAGCATTCACTGATTTTTCTTCATTAAAATTATACCAATTCTGGAACATATCTAAGAGTCCAGATTGATAACAATCATTTTTATCATCATTAGACCAATAACGCATTTTTTTAATGGTTTCTTTGGCTAATATTTCTAACATTTTTTCAGCTTTTCTAGTAAGTCGACCCTGAGCTTTTGAGACGATCATCTCTACATAGAGATCTTTATTATTTAAGTAAATGGCTTTTAATTTTTTTTTCTAATAAAATTAAATAAAATTTTATTTAACGCCTCATTTAAAATTAATTTTAGCTATTTTGAAGAGATTTTCTCTTAGAAGCTATTTACAAATTTTATATAATTTTAAGTCTAAAAGTTTTGAAAATAAAAAATCCTCAAAATTTGAGGATTTTTTATATTTTTTATATTTAAAAATTAAAGTTTAATTCTTTCATTATATTGAAGTTCCTTTACAGCTTGTAATTCTACTGATAAAGAATCTTCTCTTTTCTTCAAATTACCCAAAGCTTGAACTAATACTTCAGATTCGCCAATCATTTTGATTGATCCTTCAACTTTAGAAATATTGAATTGAACATCCTCTAATTTTAGAGTTATTTCTCTTTCTTTATCTTCAAGTCTTCTCTTAGTTACAAGTTCTTTTGAAAGTTTATTTTCATAAAAATAAGTCAAATCATAGTTCAATTCATTTCTGACCTCATTTACTAATTCTATTGCTGAGTCGTATTTAAAGAATGAATTGCCATATCTTTCATCACAACGATAAACGAATGTACTACTCTTAAAATTAAATGCGAATACTTCTAAAGTAGGATTAATCAAATTAGTGATTCTCTTAACAACATCAAGTTCAACAAAAGAATCTAAATTCTTAGAAACTTCTACCAAAAGTGGGTAAAAATTCTTATTAACAATAGGAATTACTGGAGATGAGAATAAATTTTCAAGAGTTGTTTCTTCATTTAATTCATCATCATTAATAAATATTCCGCCTTTCGAAGTAACAGAAAGACCTACAGTTAAGTATTCGGAAATTCTAAAATCAATTCTGCTTTCATTTATTGTGCAAAATTGAAGAGCTGTTTGTAGAGATCTAAGTGTACGAAGTCTTTCTTCGTCCTTTACATTATTTTCTAAAAGTGTTTTTTCAATATTCTCATCTGTCAATAAAAACCAAGAATCTTTGATGAAACAAAGGTGACCTTCTTCAACTTGCTCAACAATTGTGTAAACAGATTCGCCTTTACCACCACTCAAAAGATTGGTTCTCTGCTCAGGTGACTTAGATAAATTATGAACAAATACTTTTATCTCTGGTACCCAATCATAAACAGCTAGCTCATTCAAAATTTTAGCCATTCTATCTTGATCTGTTTCAAGATTAATTGTTTGTAGTAAAACATTAATTGGTTGACGATACAATTCACCTTGATTTTTAGAATTAAGTACATTATATAAATTCTTCAATTCATAAAGAAGTTCATAATTTTTAATATCATCATTTAAACTTTCTAAAAAAGTTTTAACTTGTTTATCGTAAGTGAAAGGCTTTAGTTTTTCATTTAATGAATTAATTATCTGCTTTTCTGATAACTCGTTAGTATAATTAAGGTGACCTTCAATAACATATTCAACGTCTGATTGTTCGAAAGACAATGATTTCTTGAAGTTAAACAGCTCAAGTTTAAGATTCTTCATACTTTTTGTATTTTATTTTTTATATAAACTATATATTACAATTAAAAACTCTTTTTTTTCTTTTTTATTTATTTGGCGACGCTGGATCATTTGTTTGTAAACCGGTACCAACTTTCATACTCAAAGGCTGTAGATTTCCAAACCACCTTGTTCTATATGGTTGAATAACTGATCCATCAGGTTCTTGTTGTATAACTATTTGTAAATTTTCAACATCACCAGAAGAAGGATTACTTAACACAACTTCAAATGTGTCATTATTTACGCCCTCTATAAAGGTACCATTAGGTATACAATTCGGTATAGAGTTAAATTGTTGACCTACTTTAATATCACCGATAGAAACGGTAACT